GTCTTAAAGCTGCTGTTGCAGTTCTAGTTAAACCACCAATCATATGAATTAAACCAAAACCATAAAAACCTGTACCTGGTAAAAATTTAAATTGTACAAAATAATTTATTTTATTTTTTCTAGGATCTTCTGCTTTGTAATTTCTTCTTATAGATAAAACTTTACTATTAGCTTGTGCAACAGTTACAACATATGGAAGTTTAATTCCTGTAGGTTCACCATCTGCACCCATATCTTCATAGCCTTCTAAATCTAAATTAGTATGTATTTCATACAAAGTGTATTGATCTTCTTGGCCATCTTTTTGAATTCCTTCAAGCTCTAATTTTTTATCTTCTAATTGATTTTCTGTGATAGGTGGTTCGCCTAATTCTATATCTCGGTAAAAACCATTGACTTGTTGTTTTCTTAATTCGTTTTCTGAAATTTTAATTACGTGAATAATTGCTTCTGCATCTTCTAAAGAGTTTGCAGAGTAAGGTACAATTAGATCATCGGCCGGTACAAATTTTGATACCGCCCTACCTAAAAGATCGTCGTAGTAAACTTTCTTAAAGGTAGATCCGGAGAGAGGGAGGTAAAAAAGCATTTGATCAAACTCTGGCTCATATTCTTTCATCTGATCCATAATCTGATAGTTCATAAAATCTTTTACCCGTTTTGCTTGTTCTTCTTTTGGAACATTTACATCACCCATAATTTGAGTTCTGACTGGTCCATCTGAAGGAAGCAATTCTTTGTAAGCTTGCGCTTGAAACTGTGTAACTGATTCAGCAAGTACAGGGTGATTAACGCCTGATGCACCTCTGAAAGGTTCTGTTCTTCTTTCGTATTTAAAACCTAAAAGTTCTAAACCATTTCTATAAGTATCTTCCCAATCACTACGAGATTCTTTGTACTCGTTGTATTGGTCAATCATTTTATTACCCAAAGAATCTAAAATACCATCATCTAACGTTTCTGCAAGGTTTGCAAAATGATCTTGTGTAGGATCTATGTCAACAGCGTTTGGATCAAAAGAAACTTCTGCTCCACCCATCTCGTCCATCTCTACTTCAACAGGTCCTGTTGGAGTATCAATAACTTCTGCTGCTTTTTTGTTTTCAATCTCAACAATCTCTTCTTGAGCTTTGTCGTTGTCTACATTTGGTAATGGTTTATCTATAGTGGCCATTTGGCTATTCTACCTTCTTTTAAATAATGATTCAACACCTGACTCGCTGATATCAGGTATTTTGATTACTGTCAAACTTACATCTCCATCCACAGAGCCGCCATCAGCGTTCTTTTTTCTGCCCTTTGGATTAAAATTCATTAACTCTACTTTTTCTTCTACATCCTTAAATCCTGATGGATCAGACTCTTGCATAAATCTTGTAAACTCTGCTGCAATATCTGGATCAGACATATCAATTCCTTTGCCAGCTTTCATAGCTGCTAAAGTTTTTTCTGGTTTAGTTACATTTTTAAATTTTCTATATTTAAGAAATTGTTGACTTAAAGCTTGATAGGCTTCGTCATACAAACTCATTTGAAGTTTTAAAGGTAAATCATAAAATTCTTTTCCAAATCTTTCTTCAGCAAAACTATCTGCTAACACTTGAGCATCATATTTCATATCTCCTGTAAAACCAGGAGATGCATTTTCTATTTCGCTTTCTCGTACTGCAATATCCATTTCATTTCTTATAAATTCATCTTGTGCTTGTTTGTTTGTAGTAAAAGGGTCTGTAGGATCGTATGCTGGATTTCTAGTATTAAAATCTTTTATGGCTTGTGCTGTTTTTTCTGATTCAATAACTTGTTGTGGTCTTGGTATTGTATCAGTTGTTGTAATTGCATCATCACCATACTTACTCATAATAGCACGTAGTGCTGCTTGTAAACCTTTTGGTACACCACCTCTAAACATTCCAACTCTACCACCTGCTGCAAAACCTTTTTTACCTTTTAAAAACTTTTCAAGGTTTGTAATACCGCCTGTAATTTGTTCATCCACATCTTTGTAAACTTCTCCACCTGCTCCTGTTTTATAAATTTCTTCATTTTCTAAAAGTTCAGTGTATCCCGGACCTACCTCAATATCTTTTACAAGTTCTGCTCCAGCTTTTGTACCTTGGTCTGTATCAAAGTATACAGAACTGCTTCCACTACCTAAATCTACTTCGACATTAATATCAGGTCTATCTGGGTGTTTATAAGTTTGAATTCTATCTGACTCATTAACTAAATTTCCTTCGTCCATAACTTTCTTAATTACTGAATTAAAAAAGTCTACACCTTGACTTGCAACTTGCTCAATACCCTCACGCGCGCCCTCGGTTTTAAATACGTTTACGTATTTACCAATAGCTGGTGCACTTGCTAAAGCAATTAATCCTTTTATAAAACTTCGTCTATTCATCTCTATTAAATAAGTTGTATATCATACCTTCTTTGTTTTGGTAATTTTTATAAGCGTCATAGCCTGACATTCCAAGTCCCAATGCTAGTCCTGGTAATCCTAAAAATCTTGATGCTCCTGCAATCATTCTTGGACTCATACCCATTCTTAAAATCTGTCCTGTAATTCCTGGTCTTGCTTGACCTACGTTGCTTAAGTTAAAATAGTTTCTTGCACCCTCTAACATTGTTCGTTTAGGTGCATCTTTTACAACACCAGAAAGTTTTGATAATGGCTCCATTAAAGTTAAACCTAATGCAGGTCCAACTGGATCAGTTAAAATATCTGTAGCTGTTTCACCTTCATCTAATCTTTTAGAAGCAATTGCTCCTTCGTATAAACCTGTAAGTAATGGCGTTCCAAAAGTTGTAAGCACCGGTCTTAACGCACCGCTAATCCCAAGTGTAGATCTAATTCTACCTCTACCTAAATCTCTTGCAGCTTTGTAAGCACCTGGTACTTCTTGTGCAGCAAAACCTAAAGATGTTCCCGCTGTAACTTTTAATGGGTTATCTTTTACGTATTCTAAAATTTGATTTTGATCTGCTTTTTGATCTGTGTTTGCATTTACAATTGATCCCTGTGTAGCGTCATATTTAAGTGGTTCGCCGACCGTGGGTTGTTTAACTTGTGGTTCAATAATATTTCCTTGTGCATCTCTTTGAATTTCTGCTGCTTGAGCAGTACCTCCTTTAAACACACTAGGAAAAGCAGCTGCTCCTAAAAAACCAGCTCCTAAATACATAGCAGCTAAAGGAACAAATCTTCCTTTTGCTTTTGTAACAACTGTAGGGCTTGCTCCTTGTTGAAAAAATTTTTGAATAAGCGGTTTGCCTTTTTTATAATCTATAAGTCCTTCGTTAGAAGCTTCTGTTAAAATTTGTTCTGCTAAATTAGCTTTAATAATTGCATCATCTTCACTTCCTACAAAATTATTTTGTCTATTTGGAAATTGTATTTCACTCATAGGTTTATCTACAAAACCCATTCCTAAAGTTTTAGATATTTTTGTATCTCCTTTGTAAACTTCTAAAGTATCTACATTAACTGTAATAGGTTTAATTCTCCCACCTATCCCATCTTTTACTAATTCTGTAATTGCATTGTTATTTTTATCTATAGCAATTTTTAAAGTTTCTGGAATATCTTCTAAATCAAATTTAGAAGCTTTTACTAATAAATTTTTTTGAGTAGTGTATAAAGGTTTTAGTTTACGTTCTAAAGTTTTAACTCCTGTTTTAAATTTTGCAATTCCTTCTCTATTAGATCGGTAGTAATCTGGACCCAAATCCGTTGGATTTAATTTTGCACCAAATCTTGACAACGCTTTAAGTTGATCTATGTCTGCTCTATGTCCCATATCAATAGGATAAAACTTACTACCATCTTTTCTAACAATAGTTTTTAATCCTAAAAATTTTTGAAGGTCTGCTTTAAAATTTCTTAAATGATCTTCGTAAGCTCTTGAACCTAGTCCAGTTAATTTTTTTCTTCTTCTTTTTGATATTATATTTGATTTAACATTTTTAGGATCAGTAGAAGCTCTTGCTGTTACTTCTTCTGATCTTCTTATTGGTTTAATCTCATTATCTTTAATCATATCCTGAACTAAAGTAGCAACTTTGTTACTTGCTGAAGCAATAGGTAAATCAGGAAACAATTTTTCTGCTAAAGATTTTCTCGAAAGTTTTCCATAATTATCTTTTAAAAGTTTCCTTAAATCTTTATCTTTACGATATGAAACATTAGGAGTTAGTTGAGAATAAGTTGTACCATTGTTTTTTAACAAAGTTCTAACAGTATCAACATCTGCGTCGTATGAAGAAGCAATTTGTTCTAAAGTATCGCCTTTAATAATTTTTTGTTTAATAGCAGGAAAATCTGTTTTTGGAATTTTTGTGTTTGCTGCATATTTTTCTTTTTTTACTTTAGCTTGAAAATCTTTAGCGTCTTGTTCTGTTGCGTGGAAAGTGTCTGGAGAGTCTGATCTTTTATATCTCCAAGGTTTTTTAGGGTCCGTTGGGTTTGCCATTTTTTTAATAGCAGGATCTATAGGACCTTTTTTAAGTAATTCTTTTGTAAGTTTATTTGTTTCTTCTAACCAATTGTCTCTAACTGTTTTAGCTTTTGCTAACCCGTCTTTAGTAAATGGAAAATATTGTTTTTTACCAGGAACACCTGATCGTGTTGCTCTAACAGCATATCCTTTTGTTCCACTTGGATAAGTAAGTTCGTAAAGATAAGATTCACCTTCTATTTTTTTAAATTTAGGAGTTACTGGCACTATCCCCTCCCTAGAGCGGATTTAATCTTTCCAATAATGTGGCAAGCAGGTTCGAAGATCGCTCTGTAGATTCTGCCAAGCGTATCACGTTTTTTGCCTTTCATTATTTTAAACATATCAGCAGTTACGTGTCTGCCCATATGCTCTAGAACTTTTCTAACCGCTGTGTTTATTTTGCCT